CTTGGGGCTACGTCGCGCAGCTCCTCACCCGCGAGGGCGAGCTGAAGCCCCACGCTCGAGCTCCTGAGCGAGCACCCGAGCCAGCCAGCGACACACCAACCCACAGAGCGACACACCACACCCACACAGAGGAGGACATAGAGTGGCTACTCGAACAGCAGATCGCGAAATTTCGCACCTGAAGCTAGAGCCGCCCAGCGCCGTCGAGGCTGAGCGGCACGTGCTAGGGGGGCTACTGCTACAGCCCGAGCACTGGCCCGAGCTCAGCGACAGGCTCACACCCGAGCATTTCTACGACTTTAGGCACCAGTACGTCTGGAGGGCGATGGCTGCCGCGCACCGCGAGCACGGCTCGATCGACCTGGGAACGGTGGTCACCGTCGCTGCCCAGTGGATCGATAATCTTGGTGGCCTGCCGTACGTGACGGAACTCTCTGACCACGTCACCGCGATCGGGCCTACCTACTACGCCGGCCTAGTGGAAGACGCGTTTCGGCGTCGCTCGGTGTGGCTGGCTACGGCTCGCGTACACCACGACGTCACGTCTGCACTCACCGCGAGCCACGCTCTCGACCTGCTGACCCAGGCCGCAGAGGAGGAGGCCAACCGAGCACCCGCCGAGCCCCAGACCATGCACACGATCCTGGGCGCCACCTGGGACGCAATCAAAGAGTACCAGTACGGCGCCGCCGGGCTAGTCAAATCGGGACTCGCCCAACTCGACAAGCTCCTCGTGGTGCTACCTCCCGATCTCGTGGTGCTCGCTGCACGGCCAGGTCAGGGAAAAACCGCGTTCGCGTTGCAGTGGGCACGCCATCTCCTCAGTGAGGGCGGGCGTGTCGGGTTTGTCTCGCTCGAGATGGCGTCTACCCAACTCGCCATGCGGTGGCTCTCGAGCATGTCAGGTGTTTCGACAGCCGACATGCGCCGCGAACGCGGGATCGACGTCAGCCGATACGACAGCCTCACACGAGCCACTGAACGGATGGCGGGCTGGGATCTATGCCTGGACGACAGCGCCGAGCAGACGATCGGAGAGATCCGGGCCCAGGTGCGACAGTGGCACCGCAAGAAGCCACTCAACCTCCTGATCGTAGACTATTTTCAGCTCCTCAGCGGAGTGGGCGAGTACCACAGCCGCGAGCAGGAGCTGGCTGACTGTTCCCGTCAGCTCAAGGCACTCGCCAAGGAACTCTCGATCCCCGTGCTTCTCCTCTGCCAGATGAACCGTGGGATCGAGAAGAGAGTGTCGAGGAGTAACCCCAACCCCAGGCCCACGAAGGCCGACCTTCGAGAGACGGGCCAGCTCGAGCAGGACGCCGACGCGATCCTTTTTCTACACGAGGAGGACGGCCAGGAGATGGTGCTCATTGATAAACAGCGACAAGGCCAAGCACCCGCCGAGGCCTACATCCGATTCGACCGCACACGACAGACATTTAGTTAGAGGAGAGACACAGTGACACAGCAGCACGTCAAGACAGAGGTACGCTACTGCCAGCGCCGTGGGTGCATGGTGCTGGACTACTGGTTCCGCACCGAGAGCGGGCAGCTCACCCGCCATACCCGCAAGCCGAACCCACAGCCGGGCACACTGTGGAAGGTGGCGAACGCGAAAAGAGGAGGTCGACGATGAAACTCACACCAGCAGAATTACGACGGATCCGACACGAGCAAGGGATCGACGCCCGCACAATGGCCGAACGTCTCGGGCTCGCAGAGTCATTCTATACCCGTGTGGAGGCCGGTGAACGGCACGTCCCAGCGCACTGGATCGACGGACGCTACTGGTTGTTTCGTGGCTACACCAGCACAGCCAGGGGGCCACAATGACAGCACACTGGACACTCACAGACTCCTGGCGTACACTGGCCCCCTTCTCCTGTGTCACACGCCCTGTTCGGCTGGCCGCTACTCGTGTAGTTTGCGGCGGTCCAGTAGCGGTGAACAGGCGGAGCGGAGGCGCAGCAGCGAGACAGCACCACCAGGCTGAACTCGCTGCTGGCGTTTTAGGAGGTCGACGATGACGAAACGTCTCGAGCTTGGGCTGCCCTGGCCACCCACCGTGAATCACATCTGGAAGCGTGGCAACCGTCGCACCTACCTGACCGCGAAAGGAAATCAGTGGTACACCGCTGCCGTGGAGTCCATCCACGACCAGCTTTGCTCTTCCTGGCCTGTCGTGTGTGAGGAGCGGGTGCGCGTCTCGATCCGACTCCACCCACCCAACCGGCGAAAATGGGACATAGACAACCGGACGAAATGCGTGCTGGATGCCCTGACGAGAGCGGGCGTCTGGCTGGACGACGAACAGGTCGACGAACTCCACCTGACACGGTGCAGCCTCGACCCCAACAAGCGAGGCTTCGCCCTCGTCACCGTGGAGGTGCTACCGTGACACCCGAAAAACTGAGCCAGCGACTACACCGAGAGGCTCGCGAGCTACAGCAGATCTACCACCAACTGATCGGAGTCGGAACGCTCCGGGCAGCTCACCGCGTCCTAGTCGTGCGACGAACGATCGGCGACCTCGCGAACCAAGCGCTGAAACTCGAGAGGGAGGAGGCCAGCCGTGAACCGACTGAGTGACCGAGTCGCCGACGTACACCGACAGGTGTTAGCGCTGCTAGAGGAGGTCGACGAAACGAAGTTTCTCTTAGAGCACAGGCAGTTGTACTACGCGGCGACCAAGCTCAGGCTGGCCGCGTTTAACATGCGGCACACTGAGACAGAGGAGGCCAGCCGTGAACCGACTGAGTGAGACGACAGCAGCGATTTTCCTGCTTGCCCTCGCGTTCGTCCTGGTAGCCACGATCGTCCTGTTCACGCTCGTGATCGCGGTGCTGCCATGATCGCCGAGTACCTGTTCCAGCGGCAGCAGTCCGAGGCGTTCCAGCCCGGCGATCGTGTGCGCTCGCGACGTCCGTTCACTGCGGGTGGCCAGTGCTTAAACGGCGTAGTTCAAGAGGCGTTTACCCCGAAAGCACCGCGCCGATCTCGCTGCCCCACCATCCCGCGCTATCTCGTGGTGTGGGAGGACCGGTCCTTCGGTTGGTACGTGCGATACGACCTCGAGCGCAGGCCCAGCCCACGCGACCAGCACACGTTCCAGTTTTAGCCCAGGCTAAAAAAAAGTTGACGCCACATGCTGTGGTGTGCAACGTATACCCTACCAGGATAGGGTACAGGGCATGACATGGGACAGCGTGAGTGGCACAGGCAGGACGGCGAGACACCGAAGGCCTTCGAGGCTTTCTGTGCATACCTGCACCTTGGATCCCAGCGCTCCATCGATCTGGCTTGGCAGACACAGCGTGGGCGCGATCCAGCTACAGCGCCTAGAGCCCCAGGCTACTGGGGGCAGTGGTCTCGAGATTATGGCTGGGTGGCCCGAGCTGCCGCCTTCGACGCCTGGATCGCAGGTCAGGCCCAGCAGCAGACAGCCGACCTCACGACGCAGATCGTTACCCGTGCTAAGCGCGCGAGCCTCAAAGCGATTTCTAAGGTTGACACCAGCCTGGACGACGCCCAGGAGATGGCCGATCTCACACGCGCCCTCAACTCTCTCACCGCTGCGATTCAGCGACTACAACCGCAGGATCAGACGCCTACCGTCTCCCAGATCGTGGTGTCGTTCGATGAGTAGCGCAGCACCCCAACTCCAACCCAGGCCCGTGCTGAACTGCACGATCCCCTATAAGCCTCTTCCTCACCAGCGACGCTTCCACGACGACCGGACGCCCTATCGGCTGCTTCGTGGTGGCGTCGGCTCTGGTAAAACTCTAGCAGGTGCCGCCGAGTCGATCCGGCTCGCCATCGCGAACCCCCAGTGTGACGGGCTAATCGTAGCGCCTACCTGGGGAATCCTACACCGCACCACGCTGAGAACGTTCGTCCAGCTCCTACCCAAGCCACTGCTGGCCAGACAGGCTAAATCCGAACGCTACCTTCAACTGGTAAACGGCTCTCGAGTGTACTACGGCAGCGCTGACCGCCCTGACACGCTCGAAGGCGCAAACCTCGCGTGGGCGTGGGGTGACGAGGGCCGCTACTGGTCCCGCGAGGCGTGGCAGATTCTTATCGCTCGCGTCCGTGCTCCGTCAGCTCAGCACCGCTCAATCGTCGTCACGTCGACGCCAAGCATGAACTGGCTTTTTGACGTGTGGGGCGAGCAGCGGATTGGCTACGCTGACCACAACGCCAGCACTGCCGACAACCCCTACCTTCCAGCCGAGTACGACGCAGCGCTGCGGCGCTCCTACTCCGAAGCGCTCTACCGTCAGTACGCTGGCGGCGAGTGGGGGATCGGTGAGGGACAGGTGTTCCCCGAGTTCGACACCGCTATCCACTGCTGTCCTGGCCTGACACCTGGCACCAACGCCACCGTGGATCTTGCGATCGACCTCGGCGTCAGGAGGCCCGCTGTCGTTTACCTTCAGGGCTATAACCGCGACAGCCGATGTCCGATCCACACGGATAACACCGAGTGCATCCACATCGTCGGTGAGTTCCTGCCCAACGACTGCCCCACCTACCAACTCGCCTGGGAGATCCGATACGACCTACAGCGCCGAGGCTGGCTGCCTGGCGTCGCGTACATCGACCCAGCCGGAGCAAACCGCGACATACAGACGGGACGTCGCGACGTGGAGGTGCTCGAGGGCGCGGGCTTTCGTGTTGAGTACAGCCACGATCCTGTCATGCGCTCCGTCGGTGTCGGCACGGAGCACCTGCGGGCTCTCCTCCGTCCTGTGGAAGGCTTGCCCAAACTCTACATTGACTCGCACCTCGCTGAGAAGTCAGCCAGTCCTCGCGGCATTGTCCGAGCGTTTGCTCGGGCTGAGAAGGACGAGAAGCGCGAGGGCCGCACCTACCGAAAGGACGGCGAGCTTGACCACGTCCTGGATTGTCTGCGCTACGGCGTCAACCATCTAATCGCCCCAGTGGGCAGAGGGATCGAGGTGTTCTGATGCCACTGGATCTGGACTACATCCGCAAGGAGTGGGGCTACAGCAGGAAGCGCCGGACCAAGTGCCTCGCCAGGCGTGAGGTGTACCAGCACGACTGGTATGAGCAACTGCGCGACGAGGTGCTGAAGCAATTTTTGCCGCAGAACGCCGACAAGCTGTTGAGCCGTGCCGACACCAGCATGAACATTCTTCGCTGGGCTACAGACACCATCGCAGCAATCTACAGCCGCCCGGTCCACCGCATGATCGGCGACACACTGCTCGCCCCAATGGCTGAAGTGGATCTCGCTCTCGACCTCGCGTGCAAACTGACGTTCTACCAGGGCGAGGCGCTCGTACGGCCGTTCTGGGCTGGCGACCGCCTCCTCCTGGACGTGGTGCCGGCT